GCTTTGGAACGTACGTGAAATTGCGTTGGATCACCCCTCACGTAGAGAGAACGGTATACGAGATCCGACGGTTTTTACAGCAGGTCTCGGAACAACTATCACAGGCATGCACTTTGATATTGTTATCCTTGACGACTTGGTAGTTAGAGAAAACGCCTACACCGAAGAGGGCAGGAGCAAGGTACGGGATACGTATTCTTTGTTGGCCTCTATTGAATCGGCCGAGGCTAAAGAGTGGGCAGTAGGTACTCGGTACCACCCTAAGGATCTGTACGAGAACATGATGCAGATGGAGTACGAGAAGTACGACGAAGATGGGGAAATTCTAGGCGTCGAGCAAGTCTACGAAGTATTCGAGCGGCCTGTAGAGAATAGAGGAGATGGTTCAGGTGAGTTCCTGTGGCCACGTCAACGTCGATACGATGGTAAGTGGTTTGGATTCGATCAGAACATCCTGGCCCAGAAAAGATCGAAGTACATGGATGCCACACAGTTCTACGCCCAGTACTACAATCGTCCAGAGGATCGTGAGAATCCAGCAGTCAATCCCTCCACGTTCCAGTATTACGATCGTGCTCTATTAGACCGCCGCAATGGACGTTGGGCGTACAACGGGAATACTCTAAATGTATTTGCTGCTATTGATTTTGCTTTTAGTCGTGGCAAGAAGGCTGATTGGACAGCACTGGTAGTCATCGGAGTTGATGCTACTAATAACGTGTACGTCCTAGATATTATAACCCTGAAGACTGATCGTATCTCGGATTACTACAAAGCTATCATGGACTCTTACGTCAAGTGGGAGTACTCAAAGCTGCGAGCTGAGATCACTATAGCCCAGCAGGCTATTGTACGGGAGCTTAAAGAAGGGTACATCAAACCTAACGGGCTGTCTATCCGTATTGAGGAGTACCGCCCTACTCGTAATGAGGGCACTAAGGAAGAGCGTATCGCATCTACACTAGAGCCTCGATACGATAATCTTTCTATGTGGCACTATAAGGGTGGAAATTGCCAGTTACTTGAGGAAGAGCTTGTACTAAAGCACCCCCCACACGACGACATCAAGGACTGTCTTGCCTCGGCTATCGCCATCTCCTGTCCTCCAATCAGGTTTGCTAGACAGAATCGTGATAAGAAAGTACTTCCCTTCCATTCACGCTTCGGCGGAGTAGCCGCTTAATGGCAACAGGAACTGTTTTAGAAATCAATAACATCCTTGAGCCGGACGAGCTGGTGGATGAGATTGTCAATATGTACCAAGGATTTGACAATGGCCGGCAAGGATGGATAAAAATGGTTAAGGAGATCAGGGAGTACCTGTTCTCAACAGACACCTCTACCACTAGCGGGTCTCATCTTCCTTGGAAAAACAGGACAGTAATCCCAAAGCTCACCCAGATTAGAGATAATCTGCACGCCAACTACATGGCGGCCTTGTTCCCTAATGACAACTGGTTGAAGTGGGAGGGGCACTCACAAGAGTCTTCGATTAAAGATAAGCAGATGGCTATCGAAGCTTATATGGAGAACAAGACTCGTACTAGTAACTTTGCAGATACTGTCTCAGAACTATTGTACGACTATATTGATTCTGGTAATGCCACAGGGGAAGTAATCTACATACGAGAGACAGCAGTTGACGAAGAAACTCAGCAGGAGTACGTCGTATATCAGGGGCCTGTACTACGGCGCATTAGTCCGTACGACATTGTTTTTAATCCAACTGCAATCTCTTTTGACAAGACTCCTAAAATAGTCCGATATATCAAAACATTAGGGGACCTGGCTTGGGACGTCAAGCATCGTCCTGACCTACAGTACGACGCCCAAGTATTCGATGATATTGTGAAGACTCGTCAAGCAGTAGCTGGCTATAAACCAGCAGATGTCAATAAGGCACGGGGGTTGACAGTAGATGGGTTCTCTAGTCTGTCTGAGTACTATGGCTCGTCCTATGTAGAGATTCTAGAGTTTGATGGTAACATCTATGACACCACTACTGGTGAGCTTCTAGAGAACCACCTCATTACTATTGTGGATCGTCGTAAGATTCTTCGTAAGATTCGTAATCCTAATTGGCTGGGTAAGAGCAACCGTGTCCACGTTGGTTGGCGTAAGCGTTCTGATAACCTGTATGCCCAAGGTCCGCTTGATCTGCTTATCGGTATGCAGTATCGAATGAACCACCTTGAGAACCTCAAGGCAGACGTATTCGATATGATTGCCCACCCGGTACAGAAGATTCGTGGAGATGTAGAAGAGTACGAATACGCCCCCGGAGAGAAGATCTACTGTGCCGAAGATGCGGACGTTACGTTCATGCACCCAGACACTACAGCCCTCAATGCTGACTTACAGATACGTGACATAGAGCAGAAGATGGAGGACTTCGCTGGCGCCCCTCGTCAGGCTATGGGTATCCGAACTCCTGGGGAGAAGACTGCGTTTGAGGTTCAGACCCTGGACACATACGCCAGTCGTATCTTCCAAGAGAAGATTTCCCAGTTCGAGCGGCTGTTCCTTGAACCTGTCCTTAACTTGATGCTGGAGTCAGCACGTCGTAACCTTACCGGAAGTGACGTCATATCCGTAATGGATTCTGATCTTGGGTCTCAGACCTTTGCTACCATAACTAGGGATGATATTGCTGCTAGTGGCAAACTTCGGCCTATTGGCTCCCGCCACTTTGCTGCCACTCAGCAGCTACTCCAGTCACTGATGCAGGCTCTCAACTCACCTCTTAGCCAAGACCCGACTGTTATCTCTCACGTCTCTGGTAAGAGACTGGCTCATCTGGTATTCGAGGAACTTCCAGGTCTTCGCAAGTTTGCTCTCGTACAGGATAACGTACGTCTATTTGAGACGGCTGAGATTCAGCGTCTGTCTCAGAGGCTACAGGAGAACGTAGAGGTAGAGGGCCAGCTTCCCGTACCGGGTGAGGGAGAGCAACCACCGGTGGAAGAAGAGGGGCCTGTGGCTTGAAGGTATCGTCTTTCTGGTTCAAGAATTCTAGAGACCTAGCATCTAAGGAGGCAGTATCTAATGATCTGTTAGCTAGTAGACCTACCATGATGCGCCTCAAGGAGCTTCTTCTGGAAGAGATAGAAGACACCATGAGCAACGTAGTTTCTCAGAAGAACTACAAAGAAATACCTAACTGGGATCGTTGGGTGGCGGATCAGTTCGGATATGTGCGTGCCCTCAAGACTTTAGTCGAACGAATCCCTGATTACACAACTAAGTAGGAAATATATGTCTGACCAAGACACAAGTTTGTTTGACGGTGCGGCTGCTACCACCAATTCCACCGACCTCTTACCGGAGGTCGCGGAGCTTATTGGTGAGGGTAAGAAGTACCGAACTCCTGAAGATGCCCTGAAGTCTGTACCACATGCTCAGAAGCACATTCAGGAATTGGAGGCCACCCTTGGGGAATTGCGCGAAGAGCTGACCAAGCGCGCAACACTTGAGGAGGCTATGGCGCAGTTGCGCCGAGATTCTACGCAGATCGCTGACAACGGGGGCGTCGCACAACCAGCGGCTGCTGCACCCGATCTTGAAAGCCTGGCTAAAATTGTTGACGGGTTGGTAGAGAAACGAGAGCTGTCTAAGGTTCAGCTAGAGAACCAGAGGAAGGTAGTAGCTTCTCTTCAGTCCGCGTTTGGGGAAAAGGCTCGTGAAGCACACGCTGCACGGCTTGCGGAGATTGGTATGTCGCAGGAGGATTTTACTTCTCTTGCCAGCCGGTCTCCTGCTGCTGCGCTTGCTTTGTTTCCCGAGGCGTCTCGCGCTAATGCTCCTACTTCTGGTGGCACGACTACCGGCTCGGTAAATACTGAGCGTTTCTCTGGTAGTGGCCAAGTGAAGCAGGGCACTTACGCGTGGTACAGCCAAATGCGAACTACTGACCCCAAGAAGTATTTTTCACGAGAGGTCCAGATCGAGATGGCACAAAAAGCTAAGGAACTCGGTCCCTCTTTCTATACGTAATAGGAGAATTTAATAATGGCTTTCACGACTAGTAATGTCGGCGATCATCTGATTCGGGCGGAACTCTGGAGCAATCAGCTCAAGGATATTTTGCTCGACGAGCTTATGGCTACCCAGTGGGTCCGTTGGCTGACCGAGTTCCCGGATGGTAACACGTTTACTATCCCGAGTATCGGTGAGGCGGTTACCACGGATATTCAGGAGAATGTTCCGATCGAGTACACTGCGATGGATACTGGTGAGTTCCAGTTCTCTATCACGGAGTACGTTGGTTCGGCTCATTACATCACCCAGAAGGCGATGCAGGACTCGTTCTACGCTCAGGAGCTTCTGAGCCAGTTCGTTCCCAAGGAGCGTCGGGCGATTGAGGAGCGTGTTGAGACTTCGATCCTGGCCTTGGCTAACAGCCAGACCTTGAGCAATCTTAATACGATCAATGGTGCGAACCATCGCTTTGTTGCCTCGGGCACCAATGAGGTTATGGACGTTAAGGACTTTGCTCTTGCGAAGTACGCCTTGAAGAAGGCTAACGTTCCGCTGTCTAACTTGGTGGCTATTGTTGATCCGTCCGTTGCGTATACGCTGGAGACCTTGACCAATCTGGTCAATGTTTCCAACAACCCGCAGTGGGAGGGTATCATCACCACGGGCCTGACCTCGGGTATGCGGTTTATCCGCAATATCTTTGGTTTCGACGTGTACGAGAGTAACTACTTGCCGACGGCGAATGAGACCATTAACGGTAAGACCACGGCTGCTGGTGTTGCTAACATCTTCTTCTCGGCCGAACAGTCGGTTGTTCCGTTCATCGGGGCGTGGCGTCAGATGCCGACCGTGTACTCGGAGTTCAAGAAGGACTTGCTGCGTGATGAGTATCTGACTGTGTGCCGTTGGGGCACTAAGCTGTACCGTCCGGAGAATCTGGTTGTGGTGTTGTCTGACACCGACCAGGTTGCCTAAATAGAGGAGTAATAGAAATGGGTTCTTTTTATACTAATGCGGACGGTCTCCAGCAGCAGTACGGTACGCGGGGTGTGCTGTCGGGCGCCAAAGAGGCGGCCGGTGTTGGAGTCAAGAAGCATTTGATTCTTGACTTTAACGGTGTCGGTCTCGTCGACTCCGCCCCCGTGCTGGATTTGTCGGCAGCCCGCCTGCCGGCCGGTGCGTACGTCATCTCTGCTACTCTGTTGGTGGAGACCACGTTCACTGGTGCTACGGCTACGTTGGATATTGGCACCTTCAAGGCATCTGACGGAACCGCCCTTGACATCGACGGCTTTGTGGAAGCGGCGGCTGTTGCTACCCTGACTGCTGGTGCTGATATTGCGGGCGCGGGTGCCCAGATTGGTACCATTATCGCCGAAGATACGTACGTCGTCGCAACGTACAACACTGCCGCCTTTACTGCTGGTAAGGCTCGGTGTGTGATTGAGTACATGATGTCGATGCAGTAAGTGTGTGTCCGGGAGGGGGCCGGAGCCCCCTCCCCCTTTCTAATAAGGACTCAAATGGCTTCCCCCAATAGTACGACTGTCAAACAAATTGACTACGAATTCGTAATCGAACCCGTTCCACAGGGCTCGACCTTTAAGATCAAACTAGCTTCTCACAAGGGCGCTCAGGTGCCT